TTCATCGTCCTCTTCATCCTCAGAATCATGGGCAGTCTCTTTCTCAACCTTCTTTGATATTTCCTTCTTTTTAACGGGATCTTTTTCATCTTCAGTCTCGTCAACATGAGGCTCAACAAGAGCCTCTTTCTTATTAAAAACACTATGAATATCAAATTCTTGTGGTTGATTATCTTGAACTTCTGACATTATTACTCCTCAATGCTTGTTTCTAATAATTGGCGACCTGAAATTATGCAGCTAAAGGTATTCCCTGAGAAATCAGAATTGATATATGCGAAATCGCCTGCTTGCAAAATAACGATTGAGTGCGGACTAGGCATAACCTCAATGCTTTGGTGCTTTGTAATAAGGCGTTTATAAGCTAAATATGGTTTCTCTGCTGTCGGCTCTTCACTATCCGGCTGAATTCGTTCACCCAATATCCTAAAATCGACAAAGATGTCTTGTTCAGTCGTATTTGTTGCAATAATGCTGTCGAAAATAGTGACAGCAGGAGCCGTGTAAAACAAAAGCTCGGCGCTGTCGATTGTCTCTCGCATTGGAGAACAAAAATTAACCCAGGGATATTGATATGGACTAGCCAAGGTCTGCTTCTAAATTTTCAACAATAACTTTAAGTTTAGGTAGATTTTCTGTCCAATAACCTTTTAAAGATTCATATTCAGGAGTTGTTTTATCAGAATGATTAACTAACTGAATAGCAGCTTGAGACATTGCTTGACCAAAAACATTCAGCGCTTGTGCATCCGCCATAAGTTGGGGGTTTGGAAAGTTTGCCATGTATAAAAAACCTTTATATAGTTAACAACTATATAACCATACATTATATGAAAATAATATTCAATGACTTGTCGTGTATTATTTGAATACATTCTAAGAACTTAGAATGGCAATTGTCTCATTAATGAGAGCATTTCCAGCAACAAGTTCGTCAACCTGACTATTGAAATCGACAATGAGATTGTTGAAGTAATCAATATTCATATTTTCTTTTTCAATGGATCGTCGAACGCTTTCAATCTGAAAAGACAAAACGTTTATAGAATCAATGTTTTTCTGAATTAGGGTATTCTGATAATCAATCATGTTTTGATTCGGGTTCATTGCAAATCTCCTTTATGTTAACAGGCTATAAAAGATAAACTCATTTCTGAGACAGTTAGTGTCGTAGCTGTACTTGATAAAACCCATATTTCCAAATAATCACCAGGATCAAGATCAATCATAGTGTTAGTAATTGATAGATTATATAAGTTCCCAGCTGCTGTAGGGTTAACATATGCCTGGCAGCCAAGTGCGTTAGTTCCATTAAGGTAAACAGCAAGACCTAATTTAGGAGTGCCAGAACTTGGCGAAATAACGACGGTTGCTGAAAACATCCCCTTACAATTAGCGGAAAGATCAGACCCTGTAAAAGTTATCCTATTAGTAGAATTAGTGAACTGACGAATTGGAGGATTAAGCGAACTTGAGCTAGCAGCCTTTACCCAAGTATTAGCTGATGCCGTAGTGCCAGCAGAATTGCCGGCTTTAAACCAAGTAGCAGAGGGGACGCGGCTATAAAATGTTCCGTCTCCTAACAAAGCTGTTGCATAACCAGTGCCAGCTATACGAAAAAGTTCCGTAGAAGTGGTGGAAGAGGCACCGCAGTAAAAAACGTGACTAGCAGTAGAGGCATCCACAGTATATTTCAATGTGCCCGCTGTAACGCCGAATCCATACACCTGAAAGCTATTTGCAGCCGTTTGATATAAACAAATTTTACAATTGGATGTTGCGGTAGCGAATTGAAGAGGAATAGTAGGAGAAGCATTGCCTATTCCGATATTTCCTGTACTGATTATATCTTGAGAGTTTATATTTATAGCACCTGTTGCTACAGGTATATTATTAAGGGTAGAGACAATAGTTGTTGCAAAAGACGATCCAACCGTACCGGACCCTGTGACATTCCCTGTCAGAGTTATAGATCCTGCGGCAGCGGTATCAACATAAGTCTTGGTGGCTGCATCAGACCCCGTAGTCGGAGTGCCCAAATTGGTAATTTTAAATCCGCCCATATTTATGGTGCTGTGCAGGATAACCGGAAAATATATATCAAAATTCGTCCCATCGAATCCCAAAATATTTGTTCCAGCGCCATCAGAGACAAAGCTTTGCAAATAAAATGACCCAAATTGATTTACGTCTGTAGATTGGGATAGCTGTAGGAATCTAAAGCCAGCATAACGGAAGTTTCTTGTTTCTATGTTAATTGTAGATGTGTTGAGAGAGGTCGGAACAAATTGGCTGTAAGCTTGCAACTTTACATGAGGGAATGTATCAGAGAAATTAAATCTTTGATAATGACCCCATGATTCTTGATTAGGAACAGTTGCCGCCGTGGTGAGTTTACTTGTTGATGTGCCAGACATAAACCATCATTCCTTATTAAAATAGTTAAGCAGACTCAATAGAGATTGAACCGTCAGATACTATGATTCCTGGTGTATTGGTTACAGAATTCGCCATCCAAAGCTCAAAATAATCTGTAGTCGTTGCAGTCGTCATAATTCTTAAGCTAACTGAATTGAGATTTGTAGAGCTGGCAGCAATAGTAGTAGGCGAATTTGGAGCCATCAAAGTCGTGCCGTTCTTATAAATGCCGAATGAAGTAGTTGCCGCAGAAGCTGCACCCGCATTTTTAAAAACTATATTTGCTGTAACGAAAACTGTAGGGACTGGATTTGATGGATCAGAGGTCGTATATGTTAACCTATTATTAGCTGGCATCGTAATTTCACTACCAGTCGCAGCTAAGGTAGTCGTGCCTAAAACTTTCATCCATGTATTGGCAACCATTGTGGTTGTAGCGGTTGCATTGGCTGCAAAATACATGAGGCCAGTCACACGTCTTCCATAAATAGGCTTTGCAAATATTGCGGCCGTATTGTTTAGGGTGAGGATAAGGCTATTGCTGCTTGGCGGAGAACCAGAATAAATTGTATGCGCCCCAGTCGTAGAGCCAGGAGAATATTGCCATACAGTCGTTCCAGTTGTGTCAGCATCATTAACATAATATTGAAGCTCTAACTTACCAAAATCAAATGTATCTGTGGTAGCGCTTGTTTGCTTAAGCCTAAAGCCTGCTAAGTCAGAATTTCTCAATTCCAGGTTAATTACAGAGTTCGTACCAACGATTGGAACAAATTGACCAAATACTTCAGTTCTAACCAAAGGATCGGTTGTATCATACACAATCCTCTGGGTGTCTCCCAAAATTGTTAAATCAGGGTTAACGTTATTAATTGTAATATTGCTGCTCATGACCATGATACGGTAACCTCATCGTGTAGCACATGCCAAAGAAAACAGAAGCTTATAGCGTCGTTATCTTCCTCCGGATCACATGGTAAATTAATAATTCTGTTATCATTCATATCGACAACACCACCAGCAATAAAATTGGTGGTTATATCAAAAATTTGCGTCTGCAAATCAACAATCAACGCATATACGCTGGCTAAATTCCCATTAATGATTAATATTGATGAATTAATACTAGTTATATCTGACAAAATTGAAGTTATTTGAGTATTTATAGTGGTGATATCAGTCAATATAGAAGCAATTGAAGTATTTATTACTGTAATATCGCTTAAAATAGAAGTTATAGAGGAGTTTATAGAGGTTATAGAAGCGTTTATAGCCGTTATATCGGTTGTTATGGTAGAGATTGCTGTATTTATGGCCGTTATGTCAGATAAAATCGTCGTGATTTGCGACGTTATCGTAGACAGGGAAGCAAATATGCTTGTGATATCCGATAAGATAGAGGTAATTGAAGCCTGAATCGATGTGATGTCACTCTGAATTGTCGTAATCGTTGTGTTTATCGTTGTTACAGATATCTCTAAAGCATCTAACCTTAGATTTATACCTGCCTCTGCATCCAAGCCAGATTCAATGGCCGTATCAATCTGAAGTTGCAAATCAGCTAAATGATCTAACCCAGAGGCGACATTCGTATCAATTTGCGCTTGAAGATCAAGAACAATGTCGTCTAAAGCATCTAACCTTATATAAATGTCACCAAAATCAACGGTTATGTCTGATATAACCTCAAGGATAGAATCAATCTGAGTATTAATATCACCAAGTTCCGTGTTTATATCTCCGAGCTCAATGTTAATGTCACCAAGCTCAACGTTAATCTCTACAATGAGCTCAAAGGCAAGATCAATGTTAAGATTAATCTCTACAATGAGCTCAAAAATGGAATCAATGTTTATATCAATTTCTAAGAGATGATCAAAAATGGAATCAATATCAATATTAATATCGCCAATGTCTTCCTGTATTTCGTTCAAAAGATTAGATTCAACAGGCCAATTTTCTTCATCTCCAACCCATATCATAGTGTGGGTAAGATGTTGAGTAGAGACAATTCCGTCATCATGTCTCAGAATTCCAGGATGCAATTCATCTAAAGCCTGAGAATTGTCAAAATTAGGAGACGCAGATTGTAATATAAAACGCGTTGTAGACAATCTATTGCGAAGGTTAATAACCTCTAAGCGCAAATCAAGGATAATAGGGCTTGGCACAGGACGATCATTACGATCACCTATCCAAACATAATTTAGGTTTAAGTCTGGCATCATAGGCAAAATGATTCTGCCTGTTACCGGAGACATAAAAAAGTCTGTAAAGCCTGGTTGATATTTCATTGCTACAACGTCAAATGTGCTAGAAAATCTGAAATGTCAACCAGATCTTCGTTAAATGTAGTCGTTGCAAGGTCCTTCATATATTCAATAAATTCTGGCGTTGTATTGTCTAATTCGGTATCTACCTCAGGGTCTAATTGAGCATTAGCCCTATAGGTATAAAGGTTTTGGAGCGTATATTGATCAAGGTTCTCCACTAAAAGAGCGTCCGTCTCTTGTGTCCCCGTGATTAAAATAGATAGAAGACTAAAAACAAATGACATATTGCTTTCATCAGGAGGTGGTGGCGTTACAGGAGGTTGTTCAAATCCTATATCTCCCAAACCAGAACCAATAGAAAGGATACATGTCCTATTAGCGTTAGGCTTAACGATATTCCCAAGCATATACCCTAACATTGTTGGATTGTTCTTTATGCAAGCCCCATCAAGGAAACTGTCACCACCCCAATTTGCTGGCATAAAGTATAAAGGCGCAGAAGCAGTAGATAAACCTACGTTTTGCATTAATTCAGTTGAACCAGATGATTGGGGGAAGGTTCTATTAGAAAACATGACAGGCGTGTTTGTGTTGTAATTATATGAAGTAATAAGAGAATTTGTGTTTAGGTTTTGCATAGTCAAAGAACCAAACAAGCTATCTAATTCACTGATGAAGTTATCATTAGGATAAAATGAGCCACCCAATATCATGGTGGCTAACTTATCTAATGTAGTCGCCCTAACCCCTGGAACAACACTTGATGTTGAAAATATCCATGGGCCAGAACTCTCTAAGAAAGACATTAAATCTGCTGGCGATAACCCGCCACAATAACCTAAAGCTTGTAATCCACCTGCGCTTGTCCCGCATATGACATCAAAGTATTTCCATATTTCATTTGGGTCTATGCCCCATAAGTTAACAAAGTTCTGCATCCACTGGACACTAAAAGTCCCACGCATTCCGCCGCCATCAATAGACAAAATCCGCAGTGTATTAGGATCAGACATTTATATAGCACCCAATTGCGTAGGGTTCATGGAACCAACATCAGGTGGAGGCATGCCAGCACCACCCTTCATCATAGCTTGTTGCTCGTTCTGTTGCTGGTTCAATTGCTGCATAGCGTTTGCGATCTTGTCAGCGTGACGCTCACCCAACAATATTTTAAGCAGATAAGGATTTTGCAAGATCAACGGAGCTTGTGGGTTAGACAATAATGTCTCGAGAGTTGCCCTTTGCTCATCAAATGAAGAGTCATAATCAGGAACAATTTCAACATAGATATCAACAGGAATTGTTCGTATATCATTGAATACATGCTGTTTACCATCAATTTCCCGAACAAGATTCATAATGAATATTTCTTTTTCATCATCATCCATAACGATATTGACAAGGATATTTTCCAAGCCAGAACCTTGAAGAAGGTCTATCATGATCTTACCTTCACGTTCTTTAACGTGAGTAAATGCATCAAATCCAAAGGCTAAATTCTTCGATGTGCCGATCTGTCGTTGCTTAATGGCAACACCGCTTGTTGCGTTGGTTGCTTGACCCATGGAATCACTGTACATGCCAGAAACTTGTTGAAGCTCATGATCAATTCTCTCGGACGCCTTGATCATAGCATTCGAAATATCAAGATTAGGAATGATATCCACTTGGCCTGGACCTGTCGTAAATATAATGCCGGATGGGTCGCTCAATTCCCGCTTAATTTCGTCTGCGCTCATCCCCTGGACAGCGTTTACATCAATCTTAGCCCTTACAGAATTTAAAGACATAATTTCTTTTAATTTCCGATAGTTAAGCTCTCTTTGAAGGTCTTTAATATCCTCAAGCCAACCAATAGGCACAGCATCCGAAGTCCTACGTAACCAAACACACGGAACCAATGGGAAATCTTGACGATTAGGAATATTTGGAAACAAGGGCGCATAATGAAGCAAGATATCATTACAAAAAACAGTACGCATAATCTGCGTTCCATTTTCTTCTTCAATTTCAGACTTTTTGTTAGCTAATTTTTCGGCATCTTCTTCGTCAAAGGTCTCGAAATAATATCCATTTTTATCAAGGCCACAATAATATTTACGCTTTTCCTTCTTGAAAACTTCATTAACAAGAAGACGGCTACCATTAACTGTGCCAGACGAACTAGAAGGGATCAAAGCTGCCCTTCTATTGAAAAATTCTGGCGTGAAATTACCAGTATTCATAGAGTCGTAGTTGGATATCTCGTCTATTTTCTTAGCAAATTCTGGCCATTCGGTCTTAATTTCATCAGCAGATAGCCAATGCATATAAATCAATTTCCTCATATTCTCTAATTGAGGCGAGAAATCATCCGCATCAAATATAACGTTCAAAGGGTGGATATAATCATAAAGAATCTTATTATATTGGGCGACTGTGCTTGACCACCCTACACCACAGATCAAAGCATCCCGACACCTCAATGATCCTTTAAATGAATAATTTTGATCTTTTTGAACAGCAAAAGCATAATGGGTTAAAGCTTTTGTTAACTGTTCCTCTTCTTCGCTGTTAGACTGTGGCCTAAAAGCAATCTTCCCTCTTGTGTTAATTTCCATGCCAGAAGCCTGGTTAATCATGCTTCTGACTTTGTTAACAACGATAGGGGATTGATTGCGCGCTTGGAGTATTGCAAGTATTTCGGGATGGTACTGACCTATTCCATCATAGAAATCAAAACTTGAAATAGCTAATTCCCGCCATTTTTGATACAAAAGATTACTACTCATTTCGTAGAAATCTTTCTTACCGTCGTCCAAAGCCTTTTGCCGCGATTCTGATAGTCTCATTTACAACCTCATCCAACTGCCACCGGAAGAACTGTGAACGGGTATCCTAAGCTTATTAATTGTAGATTGTTTAACTCTAGCAATTGGCAAGCCTGAGACTACGCCATATCGCATAGCATCCATTAAATGGTCGTTTCCTTTCTTTATCTTACCTTCTTTATCTCTTATATACATCCTCTTTTCTGTCATTAACTTAGTTAAAGTGCTAAATATTTTAAGTTTACCAGTCTCCATTCGTTGAAGAACAGTATAAATGCCTTTCCCTACTGATTTTTTATCTGCCGGAATCCAATTTCTAATGCCAGATTGAGCATATAAATCCACAAGGTTTGCGCCGTCATCTTGCAAGGCGCCTTCGCCGGCGCCGTCGTAAGCGCCTGGCATCCAGTCTGCGCCTTGCTTCACAAGTTGAAAGGAATGAAGTTGAGGGGTTAAATGCCCCGCTAAGTATTCGCCACATAGATAAACAACGTCATTATCCTGATCGTGCGCCATGAATACCGCGGCCGTGTTGTGCCATCCAAAGTCCATACCAAAACATCTAGGCCAATGCTCGGGGATTTGGAACGGACTAACCAGAAGCTCAGAATCTAGAACAGGATATATAAGGCCGCTCCCCATGGATGGGATGCCCTTTGTTCGTGCTTCGCGTTCATGCGGAGAATATCCTGATAAAATACGCTCAGATTCTTCTGGTGTAATGTGAGGGGATTCTTCATGAGAAGCTAAAACATATACCCTTGAATTTAAAACTTCGGCTGGCGATACTTGTTTTGATTCAATTTCTTTGCCTTTATCATCGCATACAATTCTTTCCATGTACTGCAACATGAAATGGGTTACACCATTAAGAGGAGTAAGGCTGCACATCACCATACCATGATGATTTTCAGACGTTGATATTGTACGAGTAATAGCTTCTGAGTATATTGCAGAAGGTGGCTCTTCGTCTAAATGTATTAAATCTAATGTTTCAGCTTGCCATTTTTTCGCCTTCTGCTCATATGATTTAAAGCGTAGTCGAGAAACCCCACCAGAAGAATGCCTAATATAGTAAAGGTTTTTCAAAGGCTTGAAATCAAGTATTAAACTAGGATGAATAAAGCCCATAATATCAGCGTCTTGATCGCCAACATAATATCCCTTTAAAGATTGGGACGTCTCTGAGCTTGTTTCTCCTGCAACCCACATATTGATAGGGCGATCATATCTAAACCCATCCCACGACCATGGGTTACCATCAGAATCAAAAGAATTTTCTGGGTAAATGCCCGTAAGATGCATGCTGCCTTCCGCAGAAACGGCATAACTTTTGCCGCATCTGTTCCCCGCAAAAAACGCACGTTCTTTAGCAAACAAACCAGTAGAATGGAACAATTTTTGCTTTGGTTCGGGCAGATATTGCCTAAAGTTAATGTGATCTTGGATGTTTTGGTATTCGATTGCTTGACTAAAGCATTCTAATAATTCTTGAGGGGAAAGGTCTTGTAATTCTTCAATCATACAATATTGATAATATTATATTAAAATAATATCAATATATATCTGAAAAACAATATTATCCTAAGCCATTTTGTTATTTTCTATAAAATCTCGTATAGTCTTTATATTGTCAGCGTGAATCTTCAAAGCTTTAACGCCATTGTCAGAATATGTCCCAATGTACTTCACCAACGCAAGCAATTCTCCCATAGGCATAGATTTTAATTCGTCTTCTGTTAATAATGATGGTATTTCTATATCTTGCTTTAAATCAATCACTTGTCGTTTTCCTCTTTCTTGATTGTGTTATACAATCTTAAAGCGTCCCTGGTCTTTAATATGATTTGACCTAACACTTCCTTGTTTAGATTACAATTGCAGTTATAGTACGATCTATTTACACATGT